AGCCGGTGTAAGACCTTCGCAATCGAAGGCTGTCGGCGTTGAAGCGTGAATCCCCTGGCTTCAGCCATGGGGAGTGTCAACTTGTTCGCTTGATCTTTCGTAAGGGGATCGCCCAGGCCGTCAGAACCACCACTGCCGGCACGGCCGCGGCCAACACCAGCATCACTATGAGGACCTGCATCGCCAGCCAGATCGCTGAAGACGCCAGCCAGAATGCGGTTTCGACTATCGCATCCATCCGCCCGGCCCCCGGTTCCAATCGCCCAGACCCTTAAACTCTTCGTCTTCGTCGCGCTCTTCCTTCTCGGCCGGCGCGACCTTTTGCGCGAAGGTTAACGCGAGCGCATCCCCGTCGTCGGGACTTGCCTGCCCGCGCTTCTGCATGTCGGCCTTCGATTCCAGCACCAGGCGGTTGCTGCGGTTGATCCCGTAGCCCGGGCCGGCCAGATCGGAGGCCATCTTGTCATCGACCTCAATCGCGCCGTGCAACAACCAGTCCTTCATCTCCGACCAAATGTAGGCCCGCATGTTGGCCTTTGACCGGTCCGGAGGATGTGCCAGGCCGAAGTCCGTCTCGAAGACATTTTTGTAGCCCAGGGCCCGCAGGCGTTCGTAGATCGCCGCGCCGAAGGCCATATCGATGAACATGGCCGCGACTTTGCGGCCGGGGCGGTCGTCCCTGAGGATCTCGGCCAGCTTGCCCACCAGCACCGACCGATCCCGGGTGTGTTCTCCGGCGATTCGTACCCTCGGAATCGTGCGCGCATCGTTGCCGCGGCGGAATGCCGCTACGTTCCAGGCCTTGCCGCCTCCCGACACGTCCACCCCTACAATCAGGGGGTCGTCGGGCAAACTGTCCGGTTTGCGCTCCTGCGCCGCCAGGATGCGGCCGCGGTCGATGAACTGGAGTTCGGAGGCGTTCGGCGCCAGGCCGAGGATGCGGACGCGGAAATAGTCGCTGTCCTCACCATACTCTTCGAGCCATTTTGCGATCTGGTTCTTGTTGGCGAAGCGGCTGGTGCGGCTGTCGATGCGCCGGTGGTTCCAGTCGCCCCCGCCGAGCCGCGATCGCTTTCCGAAGTTGACCTCATAGAAACGTCCGGTGTTGCGCTCCGGCTGTCCCCAGGCGAACCACATCGGCTCCCCATCGGACAGGCCTCCCTCGGCCACTGTCCAGACGGACTCCGGGATCATGCTGGCCTCATCGAACATATACCAGCTCGTCGATGTCGCCGCGTGCTGCCCGGCGAAGGCCTGAGCCTTGTTCTCCTGGCAGGCCCGCGGTACGCAATTCCAGGTCTTTGGCCTCTGCTTGTGGAAGATGCCCCGCGCCTGGATATTGAACCAGTGCCCGGTGATGCACAGCGCCGTCCACCGCTGCAACGCTCCCCAGGTGCGGACTTCGAGCTGTCCCCAGGTGCCGGCGGTCACCGTGCCCATGGAATCCGGCCGCGTGGAGAGTATCCAATCGCCGATCCAGGCGCCCATGACGCTCTTGCCCGTGCCGTGTCCCGAGGTCGCGGTCATCAGGATCGGCATCACGGGGTCGATGCCATTGAAGGCGCGCTCGACTACTTCATCGCCCAGGTCCAGCAGAAACTGCTTCTGGTTCTCGTCGGGGCCTGCCTGGTCGGCGAGCTCAGTTCCGAACACTTTCCAGGGATATGCAAACATCACAAAGCCGAGGGGATTCGACTTGAACGTCGCCATCCGCTCGGCGAGCACGCTGGCTGCCTCCATCTCGCTGAGGGTTTGCTCTTCAGCTTCCGGGCAATTCTCGAGCGGCTGCTCTTGCGGCGTCACGTTCGGCTTTTTCCTTGGCAACCCGTGCGTTGCCGGCGTTGATCTGCTGCATCAGCACAGTCATGTTGACGGCGCCGACCTGGATGTCCATCTTCGGCTTGAGCTTGATATGGCCCAGGGCGATGGCCACTTCTTCGCGCAGCGCCATCCTCTTCTCGATCACCGCGGCGTCGAAGGAATATTCCGGTTGCGCTTCCGATCCCTTGCCCTCACCCATGGACTTCATCTTGTAGCTGATGGTCAGCAAACCGGTGTCCCCGCCGGTGACGCCCTGCATTTCCGGGGATCTGGCCCGCTGGTTCATCAGGCTCTCCAGGCGGGCGTGATCGTTATTGGAGGCTCGGAGCCGCCGGTCCTTGTCGGAGATGCCTTCATTGCGTGCTTTGCCGCGCCAGGCGTTGGCGGCCAGCTTAAGCTCCTGCTTGAATGCGGCGTCGGCGCGCCAGTTGGCGAGAGTTTTCTCGGAGACGCCAACCTGCTTGGCGATCTCCTGGATCTGCAGCTTGCCGGCGGCTAACAGGGTGACGGCTTTCTGCCGCATCACCAGGGAGGAGGCGTGGGACTGGGACATGGAGGGGAACTATTCCACCCTTTGGAGAATGCAGTAGGCCGCTGAGTGGCCGACTTTCCTGCATTCGCGGTACTTCCACCGCTCACAGGAGTAGGATGCCAGGCAGACCGCGACGAGGAGGGCGATACAAAAAAAGAATTTCATTTGCAGCGGTAACGCACGTTCGGGCTCATATCCTCACGGAGGCGCTTTAGCCAGGCTCGATCCAAGCGGAGTTTCTCGCAGAAGTCCGCATGCTTCCCCGTGCCGAAGGCGCAGGCCTCGCAACATTGGGTAGCGGCGGGTTTATAGGGTCGGGATTGGAGTGTCATGGTTGGTCGTTTGCGTCTTTTTCCTGCTCTCCCATGGAAGGAAGTCGCAGGCTTATCGGTTCGCGCCGGTGATCTCGCACGATGTACGTGCCGGCGCGCGGGGACCGCCGGTAGGCGTTGACCGATTCGAAACAGAGGGTGCCATCATTTTGGCGTACTGGAATGCAGACAATCTCGGGTGGCGTCATGCTGTGGCCACCAGGCGGCGCCGCGCGATTGCGACGTAGGCTTTCTCGCGCTCGATGCCGGTGATGGACTTCCATCCGGCGCGCCTGGCCGCGATCATCTCGCTGCCGCTTCCGGCGAATGGGATCAGGAGTTTCGCGCCTTCATTCGGTGGCAGGATCAGTCTTGCGAGGTATTCCAGCAGCTTCAGGGGCTTCACTGTGGGGTGGGTGTTCCCTTCCCCGCGTTCCTTCTTGGAGGCCTTTGCACAGTAGAAAAACCGGGATGCGCCGCCAGCGTCCGTGCCGCGGTGGACGACGCATTGCGCGCCCTTCCAGCCGGCGTAAACGTCGCGGTGCTTGTCGGCGCTGCGCGTTGCCGGGTTATTGCCGCTCACCAGATGCCCGCTCTGCTCATCGATGAGCGCGGCCGTCTCGGCATCCAGGATGATGTTTGCGGGCCAGCGACCCACGGTATCAGGTTGATTCGCCTTGGCAGTATCGTAGTTATCGCCAAGTCCGGTTTGCGATGGCCTTCCATTAGGAGCACACTTGTAATCGCCGTTCAGGTCAATCCGGCTCCCGTCGATGTTTAAGCCAGCTACGCCGTGCTCCAGAGCGTTCTCCGCGAACGTGCCCTCGCACGGCTTCATCGCCAGGATAATGGACTCATAGGCGGGCTTGAGGGCTGTGCCGTAGCCGTCCCACCGCGCACCCTCTGTCGTCAGCGGGGCCTTAAAGCTCCGCGTACCGTGGTTTGCCTTTGTCCACTCGTCCTGCGCGAACGTGGGGGTCGTATGTCCAGCGCGTGGGTGGTCGTATCGTTCCCGCGTTAGGCCCTTGTTCTTGTCGATGGCCTGCGCAATGTTCAGCGACTTCGGGAATCCTTGCCCGTAAATCCACATCAGGCAATCGCGGATCTCGAAGCCCGCGTCTTCTATGGCGCACATGACCCTGTGATGGGTGCGCGCGCCGCCGAACACCAGGATTGGCGCTCCCGGCTTCAGGACGCGAAGCACTTCGGCCCAGACTACTTCGCTGGGCAACGCCGCATCCCACTTCTTGCCCATAAATTGAAGGCCGTAAGGAGGGTCCGATAGTACACCATCGAAACTCGCCGCCGGCATCTTCCGCAGCACTTCGAGCGCATCGCCCGTGATAATCCGCGTCATGCCGCTTTCACCTTCTTCAGTTCCAACCTCACCAGCCCCTCCGATATCCCCAGGGCCGCCGCGATGGCGCGCCGACTCATTCCACCGGCCAGCAGCTCCGGGATCCTGTAGCGGTCGTAGCATTTAAGCGGCGCCCCTTGCGCCAGGTTCTTCTTACTCTTCGACTCGCGGATTTTATCCTTGCCGATGCGGCCGAGCCGGAAGTCCCTCTGGTAGCGCTGCACGCCGAGCTTGACGCGGTCGATGATCAGGTCGCGCTCAAATTCGGCGAACAGCATCATCAGCACCATGATCATCTTGCCGAACGGCGATCTCTCGTCGGTGTCGATGGGCTGGGTGGTGGTGATGAAGCGGCATCCGGCGTCGTTCAGGGCTTCGATGTTGGCCAGGAAGTCCTTGACGGAGCGGCCGAACCTGTCCATCTTCCAGACAATCACCACGTTGATTTTCTTGCTCTTGGCGTCCGCCAGCATCTGGGCCAGGACCGGGCGGGCGCTGCCTTGTTTGCCGGAGGCGTCCTCGAGGTACTCGACGATGGGCCAGCCTTTTTGCTCGGCATAGGCTCGTAGTTCGGGCACCTGGTTCTCGGTGTGCTGCTTGTCGTCGGAGACGCGGGCGTAAATGCCGGCGGTAATCAATCTGGCCGACCCTTGGGGGACTCGTCGCCTTTGATGGTCTTCTTAAAGAGCTGCCCGGATGCGGAGTGGAATACGACGATGCCTTCCGGGTCCATGAAGCCTGGCGAGGCCTCGGATCCCAGCATCTTTAGCCCCGAGAGCGCGGCATCGATTGCCTCGGTGCAAAACAGTCCAGCGTAGAGCGTCGGCACCACATCGCAGCAGGCCGGGCGCGCGGACCGCTCCGCCCATCGCGCCGTATTGAACAGGGAGAACCGCTTGACCGTCTGGCCATACCCCCGCTGAATACCCAGCCCCCACCATTCGCCAAAATGTCGTCCCGGCCCTAGTTTTGCGAGTTCTTCGCGGTGGTCTTCCGCCCACTGGGCGAAGCCGAAGTTGTCCGCTCCCTTGGCGGCTGAAAGCCAGCGGTTGCGGCTGCCAGCCAGGATGCGGCCGTCTTCGGTGATGTAGACCTGGGCGTTAGTCCCGTCGATCTTCTCGGTGATCACGCATTCGCGGGTGAGTCGAGCGATTTTGGGAAACGGCTCGAACTGCGCCGGACCCGAAGGAAGTATTTCGGAGGTGACAATGATCATTCTGATAGCCCCATGTCTGCCCTGCGCTGTAGATAGCCCACTACAGCCAGGTCGAACTTCAGACCCCTTGCCACGCTCCCCTGCAGGGCGTCGATGCGTCCCACCAGGTCCTGCATGAGCTTGCAGTGCGCGGCCAGCTCGCCGTGCAGTTCTTTGCTGCGCGCCGCCAGCTTGGCCTCGAGCGCCGCTATCTCCTCGTGCAGGCCGTCGATCTCGGTGCGGTTGCTCATTTTCCGCAATAGGGGCACGGCTTAGACTCCGGGCCCGGTCCGTTCCGTGTGCTGTCGATCACCGCGATGGCGCGAGTCACTATGGCCGTCTGGCGCATCTTTGTTAGGGCGCAGCGCAGCGTGATCAGGCAGCATTCCTGGTCTTCCCAGGTCGCTTCGTGGGGCGTGGGTGCGGATGCGGTGTAGGCCATGGCGGTCTTTGTGGCGGGCATTGGCTACTTAAAAATGACCTTGCTGGCCCACGCGCCCATGAAGGCGCCGATGCAGACCAGTAACGCACCCCAGACGGCTTTGCCCTGGGCGTACCAAAGGCCTCGTTTGGTCGCCGCGGCCTCCTGCTTTCGCTCTACTTCCTCCACTCGTTTCGCCAGCGGGCAATCGGCGTCGTGGGTGAGGGCATTCGTTTCGATTTGCACCAGCCGCTCGTCGTGCCTGGTCACGGTGCCGTTGGTGAGTCTCACCTGTTGCAGCACGATCTTCTGGTCGGCTCCGATGTTGGCTACGCTGACAATGAGTTCGAGCAACTTGTTGTTGAGCGTTTCGATGGCGCGGTCGGAACGCTCGCTTACCGCGTCGACCCGCCTGCTGAGGAGCGCAAAGCCGTCGTGAATGATGGCCAGGCCAGTTGGTGTTTCCATGTTGTTATCGGTTGTGGGCGTCGGCGCGAACTACGCGGCCTTGCCCTGGGGGTTAATTAGTTCGAGGGACTGCGGATCCACTTCGGCCTTGATGGAGCACTCGGCCGAGGTGAGCGTGACGACTACCCACGCCTTTTTCTTCCAGCGCATGACATAGCCTTCGAGGCCGGTCAGGGGGCCGTAGCGCACGCGCACCTTGTTGCCGGCGGCGAAGAACTGGCACGGCATGGCGATGTTGGGGAAGCTGACGATCTTTTTGACCTGCTCGATCTCGCTATTGGGGATCGATACGGCGTGCCGGCCGAAGCCGAGGATGCCCGCCACCTGGGGGATGGCCACCACCGCTGTCTTCTCGGCCAGGTCGAAATAAGCAAAAACGTATCCCGGCATGAAGCGGCGCTCGATCGAGCGTTTGCCGTCGCGGGACTTGATCAGGGCGTGGGGGTAGTAGCTCTCAATGCCCGCAGCGTCCAGCTTCAAGGCCACGGTGGGCTCCTGCGTAGACCGGACGTGGAGCGCATACCAGTTCATAGGAGACAGCCTTCGGCCCCAGACTTGCCTGTTTTGCTGGCACGAAAGGGTTTACAAACGGCCCCTGACTTCAGGCCGCTTTGACGGATTTCACTTCGGTGGCGTTCTTGAGGACCGCCGAAACGTCGCGGTTGCCCGTGCGTCCCTGCGTAACAAAGGTCCCCTGGTCCGCCGGCGCTATGTGCGCGTCCAGGAGCTTAAAGGTCATCGTGATCGCCTCAATCAGAGCGGTGATCCCCATGGCCTTTTTCAGAGCGTCGAACGCGCGTTTCTTGTTCGAGACGGAGCGCTCCATCTCGCGCTTAGTCAAGTCAATAAAGTACAGGTTGCCTTCGGCGCGGACGGGGATGTCCGCCGGCGCCTTGGCGTAGTGCGAGCGGACCTGCGCCACCAGGTCTTTCAGTTCTGCGTGCCACGGTTCCGCGTCAGCGGAGGCTTTGAGTGCTAGCAAATAGCCGCAACGGTCGAGTTTCTCTTTTGGGAATGCCGCGATCGGGGTAGGTGGCACAGGTCCAGTGTGGGGCCAATCGTGTCGCGTTGATAGGAGAATGAGTGTCGTTTTTGCGACGGAATATCGTATCTCAATACTTCGTCGCAAAAACGATAAAGATTCTCGTTCTGTGGTGTTTGCTACCCTTGGGGGTAGGTGCCTTTCTGCCATCCAATCCCGTCGGGGGAGTCCGGCTAGATTACAACGACCGCAGGCTCGCGTTCCTGCTGGCCACAAACCACAACGCCAAAGAAGTGGCCGCAACATGGGATGTCGCCGCGGCGACCATCTACCGCCAGATCCGGAGCATGTGCGAGCGCGTGGATGTCGTCGGAATACCGGCGCTGATAATCTGGATACTGCAGCATCCAGCCTGCCTGTTCGCCAACGTCACAAGCTGCGCGGGCCTTCATGTGCAGCCGTGCGATTGCGGCTCACCTTACTGCCTGGGCATGATCGCCGCACAGCTGGCGCCGCGAACGAACCTCGAAATGGACGAGCGGGAGCGAACGCTTATTCTCGCGGGCCTGGCCGCGGTGGGCATCGAGACCGCCGGCCTGTCGGACGGCATTAGAACACTGGGCCGTCAGTTTGGCATCGCCACGTAGCAGTTCGGCGGTCCGCGAGGACTGCGAAAGAGAGGAGCATGAATGAGATCGGTTGGAATTAAATGCCTTTGTGGGTACGTGGGTCTTGTACCCTTTGTCGCCGGGCAGCGTAAGCTGTTTTGCCCGAAATGCGGCAGGCTGGCGGCTACTCGATGACGGCGTTTTTGCCAAATATCGTCGTCGCGGCTCCGGCGAGCCTGCCTCAATACGTGTTCGGCGGTACCATTGAGCCATGAAGCATTTCGATCAAGCGGCTTTCAATGGATACAAGGCTTCGCTGTCCATCGGAAGTGCCACAGGCGACGAACTGCGCTGCCTGACCAACATTCGCAACGGCTTTATCGAGGAGGGCCGCTATCTGTGCGGCGAACCTGCGACGCCGGAACGCGCCACCATCCTGAACAGCCTGGGCCAGATCTGGACCAGGACCTTCACCGACGTCGGGAACACGCTCCCCACGGCTCAACCGACAGGGCATGGGACTACTCGCCATGCGGGAGGAGGAGGCGCATCGGCTTAGAGAGACAAGAGGGACCAAACAATTCGCAGGTGTGCAGTTAAGCGGCCGAGCGCAGAGCAAAGATGGCGCCGGTCGCTTTTCTTGCGTTTGGGCACCATGCTTAATACTCGGGAATTATATACTTGCCTACACGCCGCATCCGCAGCCTCCCCATTCGTGAACATCGTAATCGCCGCTTTCAATTCTCCCTGCGAACGTTGCCAGCGTCAGCGGTTTGGTTTTGCCTCCACTAGCGTTCCTAGTTAATTGGGAATACCATGCTTGGA